TCATTATGGTTCTCACACTAGATCGTTTAGGTTTACTTTTGGGTAGTCAGGGTTCTTGATAATCTTACCGTCTTCTCGTCGGTTAACTGTGCCATCAGGCTGTACGCATCTGCCCATGTTGTTTGCATGAACTCTACGGAAGGACTCGTCTACGTCCCATCCATTAGCAAGAGCATAGCCATATATGACATAGAGTAGGTCTGTCAACTCTTTTAGCTCATGCTCTCTGTCCATGTGCTGTCTTGCCGCTGCCCACTCATTGAACTCTTCGTTAATAAGAGCAGCATACAAATAAGGTTTGGGTTCCTGACCAACAAGATCAGTAAACTCCATTACCATACCAATGTTAGTAGTTGGCTTACTCTTCTTCTTTTTAGCAAAGGTATCAGGCGACCAGTAAGCAAACAATTCTAGCTGATCTTCCGCCATGCTGTCAATATCTGATTCGTTAATCATTCTGTTTGTTCCTCCCACCAGTCATACTCTGCATCAAGATTGAAGTAGTCGTCGAGGTCAATAAAGCCTTCGTCAACAAGGAACCTGACGACTGTACCTTCTGCTATCTCGTTCTGCTCAAGCAAAAGAACGATGCCGTAGTTTTCTACGAGAGCCTCAATTTTATTGTCAAGTGTAAACAATTTAGTTCCTCACGAAAGGAAGAGGGACATTAATTTCAATTGGGTCAATAGACTTAGTGAAATGTACAACCATACCGTAGGCTTCATCAAATGACTCAAACCAGATTTCATCATGGATAAGTTCTCCTCCGTATTCTACTAGGCAAAGGTTGAAGTACTCGTCACTGTCCTCGTCTTCCCAAGGACCAGATATTACTTGGTGAACTTTAATCCTCATTGGACTTTTCCTTTAACCATTCGTCAGGTATTGTTTCTTTCGCAAACTTAAACCCGTTCTTGTAGCACCAGTCAGCATACGTTGAACGAGAGCCTTTGTTAAGCTTGGCGTTAGGATTGCTGAAGACAAAACGAATGTCAAGGTCAGGATGTTGTTCCTTGACCATTAGATGTTTCATTCTGTCTGACGGGATGAACCTTCCCTTTGTTTCTACAATAATACCATTAGGTAGAACAAAGTCAGGTGTGTAGGTCTTCTCCCTTGTGTCAAGCCAAGGGATTTTTTGTTGCTCGTATTTGAACTTGACGCCTTTTTGTTTTAGAAACTTAGCTGTTCTGGATTCAAGTCCAGACCTGTATCTAGGCAATAGGTGGCTCCCAAATCTGACCTTCGTATCTGCGAAGCCAGAGCAGCCTCGCATTCTCTATGACCCTTTCTACATCACCGGAGTATGCTTCTACTACACGGTCGAATAGGTCTGTCTCTTTGTCAGTCTCTGGTCCTAGCAGCAGATCGGCCTTCTTAGGTCCGATGCCATACAGGCCAATAATATTATCTACGTTGTCACCAGTCAGTATCTGGGAGTAGAAGAACCGTAGTCCTTCTGTCTCTGAAACATTACGTAGTGTCTTGCGATTTGGATTGTAATGCCAACAGGGAATCTGAAGCATATCTTTGTCAATAGAAATGACAATGGTTTCAGTTCCAGCCTTGGTGGCCCAGATGCCAACCAGATCGTCAGCTTCTTCGTTCTCTGATACCTCAGCATTCCAGTTGTCTATAAGGTGCTTTCTCACACCGTCAAGGAACTCAGGTCTGTCCTTGCTTTTCCTGTTACCCTTGTACTCAGCAGCTTTGGCTATGTCGTAACGGAAGTTGCCCTTGCCTGTCAGGAATACTTTGACAAGGCTGTCGTCTGATCCGTCATAGTCCCAGAGGACAGCTTGGATAGCCTCAACAAGAACATCATCTACTTTGTCAATGGCGTCATCAATGGTAAGGTCTTGACAGGAGTAAGCTGCACGATAAGCCATCGTGTCACCATCAACAATAACCTTGGGTAGCTTATCGGACATATTTCATATTCCTTATGTGTGAGCAGTTTAGCCTCATGCTCAGGAGGTAGTATCACCAGCGGTCTTCTGCAGGTGCAGCTGCTTCGTAAGGAACATGGTTAAGAATACCAACCTTCTCAATCTTCACAGAGGCACGAGAGCCTTCACCGTAGATCGAAATCTTAACCTTGGCAGTAGTTCCATTACCAAGCTCACCATCTTCCTGAAAGGACCAAGGGATATTGGTAGTGCCTTTGGTTACGGAGGGAGCACCACCTAGTCCTTCATAGCCGGAAGGGTGTACGTTAGGACGCTTGAGCTTTACGCCTTTGCGTCCGTTAGCGAAGTCGAACTCTTTAATCATGGGGTTGCCCATAGAAGTCTCAGGGAAACCAAGCTTAACCATAGAGTTGAGTTCTTCTTCATCCTTTGGTACGAAGACAACATTGAACTGACCTTGCGTAGCTACATGGTAGTCAGAGTTGTCAATGTTATCAGGAAAGAGCCGTGCGTAGTAAAGCTCACCCTCGAAAATACCGTACTTAGTCTTGGGTTTAGTCTTTGTCATGTTTAAGAACCTCTTGTTCTAGGAGTAATACATAGATACGTCTGATGATATAGAATGTCAAGTAAATAATTGCAGGTATGTATGCAATTAGCCATGTTTTTATCATCAGTGAGTCTCGTACCAGTTAGTGCCGATGTTCGTAGAGCCAGCCAGAGGACACATGATATTCAAGTCAATGCCTGTGTCTACGATTGCGTTACGTTGAATGATGCCAAGACGTTCAGCATCTGAATGACACCCATTAACTTCTGTCTGCCATTCGTCATGCGGCCAAGTGACAAGCTTGAACCTGATGCCTTCGTAGGCTGCTTGTCTTGTCCAGCGGATAGCTGCATGTTTCATCACGACAGCTTCACCATTCTGCAGCATACCAGCCAGTGCCTTGTGCTCTGACGGAACAGGAACCTTGCGTCCGTCTAGTCCTTTGAACCAGCCACGGGATGCAATAGATGGGATCACCCGCTTCTTGAGATTAGCTAGTCCGTTGATGGATTGCATGAAGTTTTCTACTGCCTGTTGAGCCTCCTTGTTGTTGACCTTAAGGATTTGTGCAACCTTGGCAGTGCCTGCACCTAGGAGAAAGGCATAGATGAAGGTCTTTGCCATATCCCTAGTAACATGACTGATGCCAAGAGCCTTGCGGTTCAGGTTGTGGATGTCAGTCTCGTCTTCCTTCTTACCGGAAACGATAGCGTGTACGTATTCCTCAGACTTCATTAGGTGTGCGAGGATACGAAGCTGAATACCTTCAGCGTCCGTCCCGACGAGGTAGTGATTGTCTGGTACACACCACAGCTTTCGGAAGTCTCCGTCATACTTTTCTTTAACTCTTTCAACAGCAGTTCTGGCTTCCCCGTGAAAAGCCGCAGGGATGTTGGCTTGGTTGGGTGCTGAGTGTGCCATTCGTCCAGTCCAAGCCCCGATGTGAGTGAACCTTCCGTGAATACGTCCGTCATCTTTACAGTGTCCTATCCATTCTACTAGGCTGCTCCTGCGGCCTTCAAGTGTCAACCATTCTGCAAGCTTCTGACCACCCTCAGGTGCATCATCTGGCAGAGTAGCTAGGTTATTCTCAGAGAGAGTCCAGCCATACTTAGCAAACCGTTCTGCTTTACCAGCGTCTACGGTTTTTTGTTTGTTGTCTCTCATATTCCATGTGTCCTTTCGTCTTCTCGTATGGTTGCCAGCCTGCTTCCCATAGCCTGTCGATCCTCTTCATTGGTGATGCAGGATCAAAGGCAATCAGATCGTAGCAGACAAGCTCATTAGGAATGACAGACTTGTCCAGCCTTGTCATCTTGTACTGACGCATGGCTCTGTCAACGTTGGCGTACAGAGTACCGTCAGCCTTCTTGCGGTAGATGATACGATTAACTTCTTCCAGTTGAGGAGGGAAGTCCTTCTGGAAACCAGCTTCAAGCTTTCTCATTCGCATAAGCACATCGTCTAGTAGTTCCTGTGCCTTGGTCTTGTTAAAGTAGAAGCCATTGTCTGTCATCTGCTCGCACAGTATTTGAATGTCATGCTCACAGCGTAGTGCCTTCTGCCACTCAGGTGCTTCGATCTCTTTCTTGAACCGTCTGTATAGAATTGCTGTTACTGTTACGTCTTGGTGGCAGTACTCAATCATCTCTTGTGACAGATTAGAGAAGTCTTTGAAGTCTCCCTTGTAGTCACCAAGTCTTTGACCCCAAGCCGCTAGGCTGTGGCCGTTGCGGATGTCGTAGTTCAGGAGCCGTGACACAACAAGAGTATCGACAACCTTTTGCAGATCAATGGTGCCAGCACCAAGGAACTTGTTGATGATCTTGGCATCGAACCCAATACCATTATGCATTACGATTTTGTCATATGTCGTAATGAAGTTACGGAACTTGTCAGCCTCACTGTCGTCCATGTCTACGTTGAGGTACTGTGTCTTGACGCCAGTATCCAAGTCTTCTGCACAGATTACCCAAATCTTTGTGGCATCAAGTGCGTCTGTCTCAATGTCAACAACTACAGTGCTCATTCATCTTCACCTAGTACACGGTCAAGAAGCATAGAGAACAGGATCAGGCTGAGAGAATAAGGCCAGAAGACCGACCCAAGCATTATCTTCATTGGGTCAGGCTCTTTGCCTGCCATGTGGATGATTGCTCTTGTTGACAGGTAGTGGTTAACAATTGCCAAGAAATAAATTACAGCTGTTATTGTTGCCATCAGTAGTCTCCAAACTTCTCGGCTAGTGTGAATGTTCTTGTATCAAAGTACAGCTGACCAGCGTATCCGGTAGGTCCGACAGGTCTGTTCTTTGTCACAAGTAGCTTAGTCGTATTACGTTCTTCTTCGTTCTCTGACATCTTGTCTCGCTGTAGTTCTACCACAACGGATGCCCTCTGTTCAATCATGCGACAGTACTTGACAGCACCATCGTCATTCGTGTGTCCGATGGTAACGATACCAACACCAAGCTCAGCTGCAAGCTTTGACAGACGTACAGCCAAGTCAGCTAGGAATTGTTCCTTACCTACCTCGTCACCCAGACTTGCTGCAATGTCTTGGATAGGCTCAAAGAACACATATCGTACACCACAGGCTTGTGTCAGATACCTGATCTGTGCGAGCAAGTCAAGCGGATCATCCTCGTCATTGAGGAAGAACTGGTAGTACTTCTCACCGACAGTCAGACGCTGGATTGCATCTCGTACACTTGTGTCAGCCGACTTGTCAGCAATCAAGTCCTTGCGGGTTACGTTGTCCCTCAGTTCGTATGACACAAGACCGAGAAGGCTACGTAGCTTTGTCTCTTCCATGTGCCAAGCAGCAATAGGAATGTCGGGGTGGTTCTTGAGGATGTGGTACTCAAGGTAACGCATGAACTCCGTCTTGCCGATACCAGTGTGTGCCTTGAACAGAGTGAAGTGGCCCTGCATCAAACCCATGCACAGGCTATCGAAGTCATTGATACCTGTCTCTACGTATACATGGTTCTCTGCCTTGTCGTACAGCTTGAGGAACTGCTCAGGTGTGTTGTAGATATTCTCAGGCGTATACTTCTTGGCATTGAACCAAGCGTGGAAGAACTCACGCTTCTTACCAGCCTCAAGGAACTCGTTGGCGTCCTTGTATTTGTCATGCTGCACCCGATAGACTTTGTTCGGGAACATATTGGCGATACGTTGTGCGATAGCATTGCCACTGTCGTCATGTTCAATAGACAATACGATCTTGTCAAAGGACTTGAGCCAGTCAGACACATTAGCCCAGAGCTTGTGGCTTGGGGTAGCACTAGGCAATGACACAAAGGCGGCAGGGAACTTGTCGTTGTGGCACATCTCGTATGCCGACATAGCGTCAAGCTCACCCTCTGTAATCGTAACGATCTTGCAGGTCCCTGCATTCCACAGGTCCATGCCAAACAACTCGTCAGACCGTAGGCCACTGGCACTGAAAGCCTTAGGGAAGCGGCGGGTCTTGATGCCGCCAGAAGGGTAGGGATACTCCTGTTTGACAGGCTCACCTTGGTTGTTGAAGTATGTCTTGACCTTGTAGACAGACATGGTTTTATCAGAGATGCCTCGCACCTCAGCATACCTAGCTGTCAGAGGGCCTGACACAACATCGTCTTTGTATACTACGTTCACGGGTTCAACCTTCCAGTCATCATGCGATTGGGTAGGGTATTCGTCAGCCGCCCAATCAAACAGCTTCTTCATCTCTCTTGGGTACTTACTACCACAACTATGACACCGACCGGAACAGCTGTCAATGTTGTAGCTGAATGCATCAGAACTTCCACATGTTTCGGAAGGACAGGGCAGGTGAGATATCCAACCCTGACTGTCTGGTGTTTTATTTATAAGCATTGAATTTTTCCTCTTGACAGTTCTGATTTTGGCTGTATCCTAGGGCTGTCCTTTGGACAGGGTATATATGGTATACCCACTAGCACCTATTACCAATCAAGATAAACAATATATCCATAGTTCTTCTTGACGTACTTGATAGCAGCTTCTTCTTCCTCTTCTGACACAGGGATTTCAAAGCCATCCCAGTCAGTACCAGCAAACACTTCGAACACAGGTTGAAGACCACTGCCAGCAACACCATGTTTGATTAGCTTGACAAATACTTCTTTGTCACCAAAGTCTACTGTCCACTCTTCGTCATACATCTTACCACTTCCTTGTTCTGTAGTAGGTCCAGCTGATAACACAGTGATCTTTTCCTAGAACAAAGTCTATCAACCGGACAATATTAAATTTGTTATTCCTCTTAAGTTCCCAGTTCCTTGCGCTCACTGTCTCGCCCAAGTTTCCTCCAAACACTACGTTTATCAACATGCTCACCCCAGTCATTACTCTCACTAGGTATGTCATACGCTGCCCAATCATCGTGCGGGTCATCGTGCGGGTCACTGCGATTGGCTTCCGCTTTCTCTTTAGCTCTGTTGCGTTCTTCATTTGTCATATCTCGTATGCTTCTGTTGATACTGTTACTCATTCCGATCCTTTAGCTTTCAGCACATAGACCACACCATCAATCTCCACTTCACGGCCATCACACTGTGCAGCAACAGGCTTGTCACGCAGGTCAATACCAGTAATTTCGAGGAACACTTCGGCATCGAATGCAGGCATCGCTTTGGTGAGTTCAATATCTTCTGGCGTTGCTTTTGCGAATGCCCTCGACCAATGCTCTTTAATGTCGTTCTCACGCAAGAAGCCGCCTGTTGTCTCATGTGATGGGTTTTCTGCTTTTTCTGCGTCTGTCATCTCAGACGAATAAACCCAAGTGGGTTGAGGAAGATGGTAAAGCCACCGTGGCATTTCAGCATTATCCCAATCAGACTTATTTATTAGCTTGTTGAAATAATACGCTTTCTCTGCAACAACTGTGTTGAAACAACCAACATGGAAGTCTCCGATGTTGTAGTGTCCGGTGTTGGAGTATCCGGTATTGTTGTGTCCGGTATTGTAGTCTCCGATGTTGGAGTCTCCGGTGTTGGCGTCTCCG